AATGTTATCTTGCATATGCGATTCAAATCGTAATATTCTACGTAAATATGCGTTACATAAAAAAACAAAATATAGACACACACAGTATATTTAGACAAAAATGGAACAAGTATTTGTTGTATCTGTTTTAATCACAGTGCTTTTTTGCATTACTAAGTTCGTCGAGATCCGCTATTTATCGGACGACAGAAAGCCGTTGAAAGATACAGTTCGAGACAGTATTGTGGTCATGGTGTGTTCTCTCACAGGTGCATACATTTATTTCCAGTTTAGCGGTATAATCTCCGACTTTTTCAACATTGTAACCGAGACCAAGGTATTGAACCCTGCTACGACACAGGTTTTTACTGACGTTCCCACATTTTAAACGAATTATTTCCTGATATAAATAATTCGTTGATTTCACTTATACATAACACGGTATTTGGTCGATATCTAATACTGACTCCTTCCCATCCTCTTCATTAAACTCAGAACAGAATTGTGCAAAATATTGATCTTCTAGTTGGACTTCCGGTGTATGGTTATGGACTGTTCGGGCAATCATTTTATACAACTTAAAACTTGGATAACGTTCGTCACCATTTTTCTTGTATAGTATGTTCTTACCGTTATCATCCATACACCATCGTCTCACCGTTTTTTGGAGTTCGTCTAATTCCGAATCCGGTGTATCAATCTCCATCACGAAATCGAACATGGATGAGCCCAAACGACATAAATCAAAACTATTATTTGGTTCTAACCTTGGACGGTTTTTGTTCATAAACGGTTCAATGTTGTATTGAGTCGCAGCATCTCCATCGGGACCAAAACTATCACTACAGAATGTTTTACCTTGGTATTTATAAATGCCTCGTCCAAAATCGATCATCTTCATAATGCGACCATGTGTGGGAACCTTGTATGATTTACCTGCAAACTTGTAATATAAGAACGGTTTATCGGTATTCGTATACATAATATTATTAGTATGTAGATCATTGTGTGTAAATTGAAATGCTTTTTGATACACAAGTAATATCATCACGGTTTGAAATAAATAACTAGCCCCATTTTCAACGGTTACTTCATCGTTCACGAAAAGTTCATCCAAAGTGCCGTCGCATTTTTCCATACAGATCATCTGCATTGGAAAATTATGAATATATCCATACATCTCATCCTCATCATCATCGTCCATAGTTGATTCTGAATATTCGCAGCTATCTTCATCGTCTTCTTCGTCTTCTTCGTCTTCGTCTTCTTCGTTAGAATCATCATCGGAGCTGTAATTTAATTCACTATCGGAAGAGGAGGAAGAAGAACAGGACCTAGATGCACTTGTGTTCTTGGTATAGACAACCTCTGCAACATCGTCCGTTATATTTGTCTCGTCGATTGACTCTATATCAGACAGAATGTCGCAATCAATTGATAATTCATCTGCGTCTTCTAAACACAACTTGTTCTTATTTCGTCTAGACCCGCCGATCGTATCTAATCCGTCAAATATACGTTCTTTGTCTTCCACAACAAACAATTTCCCAACATTCTCATTAAAAAAACTCGAGTTTCGTAGAAACTCCAAATCATCTGTAATCGAAACGCGAAATTTATCTTGGACACCCATATAAGAGCCATAATAGTCTACACCATGTGTGAAATTATGGTTATGTAACAATCGACATGATAAATAACTAAAGAATGCGTCGACATAGGATGCATTATTATGACTCAAAATCTTGGGTAATACAGTTTCTTCAGTCGAATCGAATCTAGGTAGAGTGCGGATTTTATCATCATTAATGTCGTATTTACCAACCATATAACGATATGGATCTAACAAAGGCGAAAATTTAACAAACACATTTTGGTCGTGTATATCGGTTTTAGTTACATTTGATACATGTGTTAAATCGCACATGTGAAATGGATGGTCTAAAGCAATGCGGTCAAAATTTGACTCGTTCATTTCAAAAAATCGTTTGTATATAGGATTATACAATTGCATTTGTTGCATTCGATAAGGATTATAGTCAATCTCATTCGATATTTCACTAGACGCGTCTTGGTATTGTTCTCCTAAAACATTCAAGTTTATTTTCGTTGGTTTACAATATTTTAATAACTCCTTATTCATGTTTGAATAACCTTGATATAGGGTGTCTAAATAGAAAATTCGACGAATGTAAACGTGAATAAATTATAACAATCCGTCTACATCCTGTATTTTTTATCTAGAATCTTTAGTATATATATATATATACGTTTACACATATGACTTTAGAACTAAAAAAATTTGATATGCGATGGATAACATTTAAGCCAAATGAAAATAAGGGTCCTGTTATTGTAATGATCGGTCGCCGTGATACTGGTAAATCGTTTTTAGTCAGAGATCTATTATATCATCATCAAGATATCCCAATTGGGACTGTAATTTCAGGCACGGAAGCAGGCAACGGGTTTTATGCGAAACATGTTCCGAAACTGTTTATTCACGAGGAGTATAATACTGTTCTCATTGAAAACGTGTTACGCCGTCAGAAGGCTGTATTGAAGCAGATGAACAAAGATATAGAAGTATACAAAAAGTCGACAATCGATCCACGCACCTTTGTAATCTTGGACGATTGTCTATATGACCAAACATGGACTCGTGATAAAATGATGCGCCTCTTGTTTATGAACGGTCGTCATTGGAAAGTTATGTTAATCATTACCATGCAATATCCTTTAGGCATATCTCCTAATTTGCGAACAAATATTGATTATGTTTTTATATTAAGAGAGCCATATATGACGAATCGAAAGCGTATTTGGGAGAATTATGCATCCATGTTTCCGACATTGGAATCATTTTCATCCGTTATGGATCAGACCACCGAAAACTATGAATGTCTAGTCATCAACAACAATTCGAAATCAAACAAATTATACGACCAGATTTTTTGGTATAAAGCGGAAACACGCCCGGAGTTTAAACTGGGGTCAAAGGAGTTTTGGGAAATATCAAAGAATATGGGTTCGGATGACGAAGACGAAGCATATGATCCTAGCAAGGGAAAGAGACGAACCGGGCAACAAATAAATGTGAAAAAGACCACGTCCAAATGGTAAACATACAAAATACGATTTACGATTTTATATGTTTAAAAAATATTCAATAAGATGGTTGTGTTTATTATACTGACTTCTCGGTCGACTCTGCAAACTCACTCTGGATGTCTGCTGCTTGGGTATTCTCGATTTGAATATTACCAGATTGTGCTTTCTCCACGAGAGCCTTTTCATGCGCCTCGCGGTCGGCATCATTCGATACATCACGACTCTCGAAATCAATTGTGTCCTTTACACCAACTAATTCTCCCGCCTCATTCAAAGTTTGAGTCAGAACATTTCCAGACTCCTCCGCCTTCTGGATGTTATCGGCAATTGCCTTTTCCTTTGTCTCCTTGACTCGCTTGTCGAACTCGTCCTTTGCCTTTGTCTCGTTCTTAATCTTTTCATGGTGAAGTTTGTTCAACTCCTCTTCCATAAATTCGACACGACCAGTCTTGTATGCATTGGGATCCCATGGAAGCCATACACCCACAGGTGCAACGAAAATATCATGATTGGGATCCTTCTCACGAAGCTTCTTACAATGTTGCTCTGCCTCCTCCTGAGTCGCAAAGTTACCACGTGTCTTGAGACCGCGAACTGATGTCTGGAACGCATGTTCGCGTTGGAACTTCTCGGTAATACGCTCCTCATTCTTATCCAAGAAATTTTGGTAGTCATCTGAAACCGAACCCTCTTTTAGGCGTTCTTGCTCCTCTTTGCAAAAATCGTTATAATCAGCCATCACCTTCTCAACATTCAAATTATATTTATATGATATGAAATTCACAAAATCACCGAACTTGGTCATCGACTTGGTAAAATCCCATTGTTGCACAAACTGGTCGAACATATGCATCTCGCGCTTCTCGAGGATCTTGTCTGGAGACAAGAAAGACATACATGAGAACTTCTGTCCTGCAATTCCGGCATCCTCATCCAGGACGTCTACGTACTTCTTGTTGGGAGTTCCGTCGTCAAGTGTTTTACGTTCAAGGCTAGTCATTTAGAGAAACTATAAGATACAATACATGTGAACGTTTAAGTATTTTTAAATGAAAATCATTAAGAGGGTGCAATTTATATTATTAGTAATATCACAGCTATTTTTTTTTTCGAGACTTATAATATAATCGAACTATGAACGGATTATTTGACTTTAGCGAACTTGTGAAGCGTGCAATCAAATACTTAATCGAAGGTCTTATGGTGGCTATTGCCGCCTATGCTATCCCAAAGCAATCCCTCAAGGTTGAGGAGGTTATTATTATCGCATTAACTGCTGCTGCTACATTTAGCGTATTGGACGTCTTTGTCCCTACCATGGCTTCTTCTGCTCGCGGAGGTGCAGGCTTCGGTATTGGCGCCAATCTTGTCGGTTTCCCCGGAGGACTCTAAACCCATAATTTAGCAATCGTTTCGTAATGCTAATACAATACTAATTAATACAATAAATACAATATAAATAATAGATTCTATTATTTGTATTATCATGTCGCTATCGAATGATTTCAAATTCCCCTCTTCCGCCTCTGTTATCACAGAACGAACTGTTGATATTCTCGCACAATATAACCAATGGTATTCCGATTTGATTGGTCGCGACTTTAGCAATAAGTCCGATTTTTTCCGTCATTTTGAACAAACTTATGCGTGGGATCTGGAACTAGAAACCTTTGATTTCATGCAACATGTTCATCCTGACCAGCCAATTCGTGACGCATCTATCGAATCTTCTAAAAAAATATCAGAATTTGGTAATCGATGGTCAATGAATGTAGATGTATACAACACAATTCTTGGATTTCATACTAAATTTGCAGATACGCTCGAAGGAGAGGAAATTCTATATTTACAACGCACATTGGATGGATATAAACATCAGGGTATTCATCTCGACAAAGATTCGCGCGAAAAACTTGAACAAATAAATCAGAAGTTGGACGAGTTGGATATTACCTATAGTAGCAATATCAACGAAGTGGATGATCACATCTTTTATACAAAAGATGAACTCGATGGCGTAGATGAAGATTTCATCGAGACACTGGATAAGTCAGACAATAAATATAAGGTTACTACCAAATATGACCATATTAATATGATTATGCCTTATTGTAACGTAGAGTCAACACGTAAAAGTTTAAGCATTCTATTTGGATTACGCGGTAAGGAACCTTTCAAGAATCAGGATTTGCTACAAAAAACACTCGGTCTACGTAAAGAAAAAGCTGATCGCCTCGGACACAACAGTTATAGCGACTATGTATTGTCTCATCATCGAATGGCTACTAGTCCAGAACAAGTCCAAGAATTCTTACAAGAATTGGTTGGGAAAATGGATTCTGCTGCAAAGGCAGATACAGATACGATCTCATCATATTTTCACAAGGACAATATGGAGTCGTGGAATTTATCCTATTATACAAATCTTTACAAAAAGGAGGTTCTTCAATATGACCAGAAACTTGTTCAGGAATATTTCCCACTAGAGACATTATTGCCCAATTTACTTGGAACATTTGAAGATATTTTCAGTATTCAAATTAAAGAGGTTGATCTAGAGTCAAATCAGAAGTGGCATGAATCCATTAAATGTTACTCCGTTTATGATAACACTGCGAATATAATCGGAGATATGATTGGACATTTTTATGTCGATTTATATCCACGTGATGGAAAATTTGGTCATGCGGCGGCATTCACATTAAAGTGTGCATGCATACCAACAACTGTTTCCGACAACAGTAATGAAACTGTATTCAACGCACCTTCATCTCGAGTCACTCCTATATCCGCTATGGTATGTAATTTCACACGTCCCACCAAAGAGAAACCGAGCCTCCTCACTTTTGGCGAAGTTGAGACATTCTTCCATGAACTCGGACACATTTTCCATCAATTAATGAGCAAAAATCGATTCTCCATGTTCAGTGGAACATCCGTTGAACTCGATTTTGTGGAATGCCCCAGTCAAGCGCTTGAGAACTGGTGTTATGAGGAGGAGTTCTTGACCCGCATCAGTAGTCATTATAAAACAGGTGAAACTATGCCCGTCGAATTTATGCATAAAATTAAGAAGAATAAGAATTTATTTAACGGATTGCATTATATTCGTCAATTGATATTTTCTCTTTACGATATGAAATTACACTCGGGTGTTCAGACCGACGACGCAGACAAGGTGTTTAAAGATATCCAATCTGAATTGAGCCCCCTCATACATGGCGACGGATGTATGCCGGCGAACTTTGGACATTTGATGGGAGGATATGAAAGTGGTTATTATGGATATCTATGGAGCGAAGTGTATGCAGCCGAAGTATTCCAATTTTTTAAACAATCCGGTAATATTTTCAATAAAGATCTTGGATTACAT